ATATGATGAACATAACAGTCAAAGTCACAAACAACTATGGAACCAAAGCCGTGTACCCCGTGTGCAGGGCGGGTAAAATGTTTGCGATGATAGCAGGGACAGTGACACTAACGTCTCCGACTATCGCCCTAATCAAGCAGCTTGGGTACGAAGTCCAAGTCGCACAAGAAACATTATAAGTAGTGACACACTACATAATTGGAGAACAACTATGACTAATCAAGCACAACAAATGTACGCACTCAAACTCGACCAATGCGTAGACCTAATCGCAGCGGTGGGTAGTAAACGTACCGTCCTAGCCCAAGGTGACATGGGTAACGGTAAGTCGTCCATGATCCACATGCTGGGAGACCTACTCCCCAAACACCGCAAGATATATTTCGACGCCACCACCAAAGACCTTGGTGACATTATGATCCCGTCGATGCAGTCCATCGAAGAAGATGGCTGCGTGCGTATGATCCCTCACGAAGAGCTAGGCCTACACTTGGATGGGCCGATCATCCTGATGCTCGACGAGATTGGTAAGGCGAACCCCGCCGTGAAGAACGCCATGCTGCGTCTCATACTCGAACGTAAGATTGGTAGTTACTCACTACACCCTGACAGCATTGTCTTTGCCACAACCAACAAAGGCAGCGAGGGTGTCGGTGACATGATACCGCCACACGCACGTAACCGTATGACTGTGGTGCAGATCAAGAAGACTGACCACATGGATTGGATCGAGTGGGGTATCAACAACGATATCGACCACAGCTTACTTGGCTGGGTCAAAGACAACCCGCAACTGATGGCATCGTTCGAGGACGTCAAAGACCCCGGCGAGAACCCGTACATCTTCCACCCCAAGCAGCAACGCGCTGCCTTCGTGACGCCGCGATCCCTCGAAGCAGCGTCGGATATACTCAAGGTACGGGAACACTTCGACGACGTAACACTCACCTCTGCCCTGATGGGTACGATTGGTGATCGTGGTGCGATGGACTTGATGGCGTTTGTGAAGATGTCAGATCAACTCCCCACGTTACAGTCGATCAAGGATGATCCCGCTAACGCCAAGGTGCCGAGCAGCGCAGCCGCAGTATGTATGGTTGTGTATAGAACTCTCTCTGCATTGGACAAGGATTGGCTCAATTCTTGGATGGACTACTTACCGCGTCTCGACACCGAGGCACAGGCTATGTTTGCCAATGGTGTACGCGCGCCGAAGTATTCCAAGCAGTCTATGGTTATGACCAACAAGAAGTTCACCGAGTGGGCTATGAAGAACAACCACCTCTACACAGCAGATAAGGTGTGAGCATGGGTGACAAACAATACTTTATTACCGTGGAAGGCGTCGTCTCTGACGTCTACCGCATCACCGCTGCGAACGAAGTCTATGCGTCACGTGAGGCACAGGAACAGTTCAAAGCAAAATACAAAGCAGACCGTGCGATCACGGTACGCACAAACAAACTGGAGAAGACTAATGGCTAAATGGACAAAAGAATTGGACGAGGCGTTGAAGACAATGCACGGCGCGGGAATGACAGCCAAGGAAATTGGCTCAATCATGGATCGAACAGCAGGTGCAGTAGGACAACGTGCGTTCAACTTGGGTATCACCAAAAAACGTAGTGAGCCACTACCTATTGACCTGCCGGTATATGAGACCGACGCACCCGCCGACGTCGACATCGATTCCGTTGCGTTTAACTTGGGTAGAACCCCGCAGTACAAGCCAACAATGCTAGAGCGTATGTTCAACAAAATGTTAGGGAGATAACAACATGCTAATGATGAACCAACTAACAGAGGAGCAGCGGCTGACAAAAGCCGTTGTCTCCATCATGGGGAACCCGAAGTACACCGCACTATCAGGTGTACTGATGATCGGAGACCGTAGCATCGTGGACGACCCGTCTGTGCCAACCGCATGTACCAATGGACGTGACGAGATGTACGGACGTGAGTTCGTGAAGCAACTCAACGACGCCGAACTTAGGTTCTTGGTGTTGCACGAGGTGTACCACAAACTGTTCCGTCACCTGACCACGTGGCAGCACTTATACAAGCAAGATGCACACCTTGCGAACGTAGCGTGTGACCACGTCATCAACATCAAGATCGTGGACGACAACAAAGATCACTTCGCCAGCATGACAGGCGTACTCGAAGGCGGGTGCTATGACCGCAAGTATGTCGGCATGGATACAGCACAGGTGTACAACTTGTTACGTGAAGACCAAGAGAGTGACGGCGGCGGGCAAGGTAGTGAGCCACTACCCGAAGGCTTCGACAAGCACGATTGGGATGGCGCATCCGAGATGGACGCCGAGGAGATACGCGAACTCGCACGGGAGATCGACGAGGCTGTACGTCAAGGCGCATTGGTTGCCGGTAAGATGGGCAGCGGCGGTGATCTAGGCTTGGAGGAATTACTCCAACCGCAAGTAAACTGGCGCGAAGCACTGCGTGAGTTTATCCAGACAACCTGTGCAGGTAGCGACTACTCTACGTACAGCAAACCCAACCGCAGATACTTGTCTTCAGGTATATACATGCCGAGCGGTATCAGTGAACAGGTCGGGGAACTGGTATTGGCTATCGACACGTCGGGTTCCATTGGTAAGAAAGAACTCGCTGCGTTCCTCTCTGAAGTCAAAGAGATATGCGATACGGTGCATCCCGATGGAGTGCGTCTATTGTATTGGGACACGAAGGTATGTCGTGACGAGAAGTATGACACGCACGAGTTAGACAATATTGTGAACTCAACCAAGCCGGATGGCGGTGGTGGCACAGATGTAGAGTGCGTTACCGATTACATTCGCGACAACAACATCAACGCGCAAGCGGCTATCGTTCTGACAGATGGACACCTCTACGGTGGCTGGGGTCAGTGGAGCATGCCTGTGCTGTGGTGCATCATGGATAACGACAACGCCAAGCCCGATGCGGGTAAGATTGTAAACATTAAATCAAGGGATATGTAACGATGGGATATCGAAGTGAAGTGTATATCGGTGTTGCGTTCCAGAGCGAGGCCGACTTGAAGGAAGTGCTCGCCGTGTATGCTATCGACTCACGAGTACAGCAGTATAACATAGTACCGGATTGGGAGGTTAAGGAAGACAATATCCTGTTTTACTCGTGCGAGGATATAAAGTGGTACGACAGCTACGCAGAGGTACAGGGTTACGAATACCTGCTCACCCTAGCGGATAAGTTTAACGAGGAGAGGGGTATGGCTATAGAATATAGGTTTATACGTCTAGGCGAAGACCATGACGATACCGAAATCCGTGAGGAGTGCACGGACGGTAAACTATGGGAGGCCATGCAGGTGGTCCGAACGGTAGAGATAAACCTATGAGTAAGCATGCGACCAATCGTAGAGAAGTGCGCGAAAACGGACATTTGTTTCGATCTAGCAGGCGGCGCGATGCCTACTTCCGCACGATAAAAGAAGAGAAACTAGCCAAGAGAGAGAAAAATAAAATGAGCAAGATAGGTAACTATGTAGTCGAACTACAGGAAGCTAAGATCAACTGCCCCGAGTGCGAGGGTGAAGGCAAATGTACGTACGACAGGTTTGTACCGCAAGGGTTTGGTAACGACTATGGGTACTTCGAGGACTACATAACTGAGTGCGGTAACTGCGAGGGCAGTGGCACGGTAGAAGTTGAGGAAGAGGAGGAAGAAGATGCTTGAATACCTAGAAGATGACAATGTCACCTGTGGTAGAGTATTACGCCACGAAGCAAGCGGTAGCGACAAGGCGAGTAGGATTTGGGTGTATCGCAATGATCTTGGAGAAGAGTACCTATCAAACGGTAAGTGGGAATGCCAAAGACAGGCCAAGCAAGATTTGCGTATGTGCCGCGTTGATTTGGTTGTTGAGTACACTGCCAGTGGAAGTATCCACAAGTTTGATTTTTCTGATGTGTTCCAAGAGAAAAACATAAACGACGTTGCGGAAAAACTAAAAACCGCAAGGACGCGAGAAGAGCACTACAAAAAGCTCTTCGAAGAGGCTTGCAAAGAAAGAAATCATTTTAAAATCACGCTAGAAACCATCGAAAAATTCATGGGTGATCGTGTGGGTGGCCGTTGATGTTCAAGTCGTTTGGCGCAGTCTGGTAGCAACGCAACCAATCAAAATAACCGTCATTCCCGTGACTAAGCGTATTTTTATTAGATGAAACCACCCACTCGAATAACCTAAAACATACCAATTAAGTTAGCAATAGGAGACTATCAAATGACACTAACAATTTCACTTCACAGCACCTTCAAGGAGGTAGTGGATCACTACAATCGTATCAAACCGCTGCGCGGCAGAGACAACGTAGGCAAAGACATACGCCCTATCGGGGATCGCAGGCGCAAGTACGAACGCATCGTTAAGATCAGCGCCAACTGCTATGCGCTGTCGGATGGGTATCACTTCGGTGACGAGTACTTCCCGTACTGGGGCTACCACGGTACGCTGCCTACCTTAACATACATGGAGAAGTATGCACCTATTGTGTGGCGCAAGCTGCCTGATGGTACAGACCAAGTAACCATACGCAATGGCTGGGGGCCGGGCGCTCACAACGGACGTTATGCTTTTCTAGACCGACACTCGCCCCGTTCGATGTCGTTCTGCATTGGTAACGGCAAGCATTACATGCGCGTGTCTTCCTTTGGTGGGTTACGAAGCTCCGGTCGTCCAACGACTACACACTACCTTGCAAAGGTACGTACCACGCCGAAAGCTGCGTATAACGACTACAAGTCACGCAGTCAGAGTGGGTACTACGCGAAGCACATGGCTAAGTTTGTCACGTTACGTGACGACAACTCCTCAGTTGTGTTCCAACGTAAGGACAACAGCGAGTGGGAGCATGTCGAGGGCACAGGCGGAAAGCTGCCGACACCACCACGTGTGGACAAGAAGACCAAGGCTAAGTTCAAAGCGGACATCCAGAAGTTCTTCGAGTGGGGT